CATAAAAATTCATCTGATGTAGCAATCAGTCAGATGAAGGTTCCTCTTGGATATGGACCTATACAAAAGTTTCTTGCTCGTATTGAGCAACAATCTGAATTGAATAAAGCAATTCAGATTACTCTTCCTAGAATATCATTCGAGATGACTTCTATTCAATATGACTCCACAAGAAAGGCGAATGTAACTCAAACATTCAAAACTTGTGGTAATGGAGGAACTATAAAAAAGGTTTATATGCCGGTTCCATATAATATTGGATTTCAATTAAATATTATGACAAAGTTGCAAGATGATGCTTTACAGATAGTAGAACAGATTCTACCAAACTTTCAACCATCATTCAATTTAACAGTAGATTTGGTAGATTCTATTGGAGAGAAAAGAGATATTCCAATAGTTTTAGACAGTGTATCATTTACAGATGATTATGAGGGGGATTTTTCAACTAGAAGAAACCTAATATATACCTTAAACTTCACCGCAAAGACTTATCTATTCGGACCAATTTCAGATAGTTCAGAGGGTCTTATTCGTAAGGTTCAGGTTGATATGTATACTAGTACTGATACTAAAAATGCCAAGAGAGAACTGAGATATACTGTGGTTCCCGACCCAATAGATGCAGATCCGGATGATGATTTTGGATTTAATGAAACATTTGAGACATATGGAGATGCTAAGACTTATAGTCCAACTCAACAAAGGGACATTTGATTCATTATGAAAAATAATTATGAAGATTTAGATAAAGCCCTGAATATCGAAAGTAGTATTATTGAGGTGGAGAAGGCAATCACACCAATTGATATTATTCCTACACAGAATAATGATATCAAAAAAGATTATGAATATACAAGAGCAAATTTATATTCATTAATCGAGAAAGGTCAGGAAGCCATTAATGGAATTATGGAACTTGCCGGTGATGGTGGAAGTCCAAGAGCATATGAGGTGGCAGGACAACTTATTAAAAGTGTTGCAGATACTACGGATAAACTTATAGACTTACAGAAAAAACTGAAGGAGGTTCAGGAGGACAATACCAAAGTTGCAAATAATGTTACAAATAATGCAGTATTTTTTGGATCTACTTCAGAGTTGTCAAAATTACTGAAGCAAGGTTTTCTAAATAATAAAGAATAAATCATATTTTATAAATGGGATCTCTTCGAAAATGGTTAAAGGGTTCAACATCAGTAGATGGAAAACCTGGTTGGGTTGAAGTAATTTCAGGAGAACCTTGTGCTCGTGAAGAGGGGGAAAAAGGAACACCAAAGTGTGTGTCTTCAGAAAAAAGAGCAAGTATGACTAAACCCGAAAGAATATCTGCACAAAGAAGAAAAAGTACCGCAGACCCGAATCAACCAAAAAAATCTGGTGCTGCAAAACCCACTTATGTTTCCACAGATAAGCAAGAAAAGAAAATGAACGAAGAAAAAGACATTAAAGGTAAGGGGAGTGGTAAAAAAGATGCTTGTTATACTAAAGTGAAGTCTAGATATGATATTTGGCCTTCGGCCTATGCCTCAGGGGCCCTGGTAAAATGCCGTAAGGTTGGTGCATCTAATTGGGGAAATAAATCAGAATCTATAAATTTATCATCAAAGGATTCACTTTCCGAACAAATGGGTATGAGATATTGCCCCAAATGTGAGAAAGATGAGACTAGAGAAGAATGTAGATATGGTCCCAAGTATTGGGATATGTTCTCAGTTCCTTCGAGTTTGTCTCCTAATCAGATGAAGTTTAGTATTGCTCAGGTTCATCCTGCTAATGAATCTAAGGAACCAGATCATGAGTATTCTATGGCAAGATCTGAACTTTCTACAATTATTTCTGCCGCCAAAAGACTTCGCGGAAAATTAAATGGTGAGGGTAATATTGAGGCATGGGTTCAATCAAAAATTACTAAGGCAGCGGATTATATTGATGCCGCCGCCGATTATCTAGATAGTGGAGAACACGATGTTCATGGATCTATGAATGAGGAGATTAGTCCAAAAATTCCAGGAGGAGGTACGAAATATAAATTTCCGGTTCTCCCTAAAGAGAAACCAGAAGATGTTCCAATTGATCTATCACCAATAAAGGGTCCAGTATTACCTTTAGCAAGCAAAAAAGAACCTAAACTTCAAGTTTCAAGTTATAATATGAAAACTTTTGGAGAATTTATGCAAGAGGCACTAGATAAATCCAAAATGAAATGCAACTCCCCAAAGTCCGATCCCGTGGGAAATTCACTCACGGGAAAATCTCACGTAGTTAAAGCGTGTGAGGGTGGAAAAGAACAACTCCTTCGTTTCGGCCAAAGAGGTGTAAAAGGTTCTCCAAAGAAAAAAGGAGAATCTAAAGAATATGCAAATCGAAGAAAGAGATTTCAATCAAGACACGCAAAGAACATTGCAAAAGGGAAGATGAGTGCAGCATATTGGTCCAACGTTACCAAATGGTGATACTGATTCTGATTCTATATACCGGAAAGATGTGAATAAGTAATTATGGATATTCAAGACATTCAATTAAAAATAGGCGATGCTTATCTTTCTAATCCAAATCTAAAGAGAGCAAATACTCCAATACAATTTACCGAAGAACAAATTATTGAGTTCTTGACTTGTAAGGAGGATCCAGTTTATTTTGCCAAGAAATATATTAAGATTGTCAACGTAGATGATGGTCTTGTTAAGTTTAATATGTGGCCTTTTCAGGAGAGGTTGGTCAACAACTTTCATAAGAACAGGTTTAATATAGCAAAAATGGCTCGTCAAGTTGGAAAATCTTTAGCATTAGACACTCCAATACCAGCACCAGACGGGTGGACAACGATTGGAAATATTAAAGTAGGGGATAAAATACTTTCTCCTGATGGAAATCCAGTTTCTGTAACATTCAAAACGGAAACTATGTTTAACCATCAGTGTTACAAAATATTTTTTGATAACGGGGAAGAAATTGTCGCGGATGCTGATCATTTATGGGAAGTAAATAGTTCTTATTGGAGAACTGGAAAAAAGGTTATCACTACTAATGAAATATATTCAAGATATTTAAAGAAGAGTAAAAATAAAAGAGGTAAAGGTGTAGAAGGATCACTTTATATTGAATTATCTAAAGCAATTAATGGAGAAAAGCGAGAGTTACCGATAGATCCATATCTTCTTGGTATTTGGTTGGGAGATGGATATTCCTCATCCGGTAGAGTAGTGGCACATAAAGATGATTATGAATTCTACAAAACTAGAATAGACGTTGAACATGAGAGAGAAGATGGAAATTGTATTAGATTTAAATGTCGAGGATTGCTACAAAAATTAAAAGAAAATAACTTATTTAAAAATAAACACATTCCACAAATATATCTTCGCGCATCCATAGAACAAAGAATGGAATTATTGCGAGGATTGATGGATAGTGATGGATCCATCACTAAAACACAATCATTTGAGTTTTATCAAAAAAGTTATGAATTTATTCTTCAAGTTGTTGAACTTATATCTTCTCTAGGTATAAAGTCCAGGGTAAGTAGAAAGTCAATCAATCAGTGTTGGTATTATACTATTCGTTTTGCCAGTAAAGAAAAAGTTTTTAATCTTCCAAGAAAGTTAGAATTAATAAATTTTAATGGAAAAGGAAGACCTCAAAATAAAAGACATTATATACAAAAAATAGAAAAGGTTGATAGTGTCCCAGTTGCGTGTATTCAAGTAGATAGTGATGACCATTTATTTTTATGTGGAAGGACATTTATTCCTACACACAACACAACAACGGTAGTATCATACTTACTGCATTATATCGTATTCAATGATAATGTAAATGTGGGTATTCTGGCAAACAAGGCATCAACATCAAGAGAAATCTTGAGTAGACTGCAATTATCATATGAGAATCTCCCAAAATGGATGCAACAGGGAATTGTTTCTTGGAATAAAGGTTCATTAGAATTAGAAAACGGATCTAAAATTATCGCAGCATCAACTTCTGCTTCCGCTGTTCGGGGAATGAGTTTTAATATTATTTTCCTGGACGAATTTGCATTCGTTCCAAATCATATTGCCGACGATTTCTTCGCATCGGTATATCCGACAATTTCATCTGGTAAGTCCACGAAAGTTATTGTTGTATCTTGTGTTACTAAAGACACCTACCTACTTACAGATAAAGGATATCGAAAAATTGAAAGTTTTATAGATTCGAAAAAATCTGGAGCGTATATAGTACCAGAATATCGTGTGAGGGGTAAAGATAAATTTTATTCTAGTGATATAATTGTAAATAATAAAAAATCTCCAACTAATATTATAAAAACCAGATATGAAACACTAGAGTGCTCAGAAAATCATAAGTTATGGTCATTTAAAGATGGTAAGTACGATTATTTTAAAAGTAATGAATTATCAGTTGGTGATTATGTTGCAATAAAATATAATCACCAAGTTTTTGGTAATGATGATTATATTGGATTTCAACCAGAAAAAGAAAAATGTACGAATACATTCTCGTGCGATTATGTAAATGAAGATATTGCATATTTTGTAGGATTATATGTTTCTGAAGGATATGCAAGAGATGTTATTTACAAGAAGACAGATAAAATAAGAGGTGGGCAGATTGTTATTAGTTGTGGTGATGATATATCAGAATCATTAGATAAAATAAATGTTCCTTATAAAAAAATAGATAATGTTCACTATGTAATAAATTCAAAGCAACTTGTTGGGTTTTTACAAGAACTTGGATTTGATGTCACCAAAAAAGCAAAGGAAAAAGTATTACCGGAAAAAATTCTTTCTTGGTCTAAAAAAAATATAACTGCTTTACTCAGAGGAATGTTTGATGGTGATGGTGGGATTACAAAAAAAGGAATAGTAAATTACACATCAACATCGAGAGAATTAATTCGACAAGTTCAATTATTACTTGCAAACATTGGCATTTTAGGATCAATTTATACAACAACTTCTGCGCCGACTAAAAGGGTTAAAGTCAGTTCAACTAATCATACTATTGAAATTACAGGAAAGTTTGCACTTGAATACTTTAATCAAATTGGATTCAATTTAAGTAGAAAACAGGAAAGAATTTCTTTAATTAAATCCACCAATAGAGTTGGTGGAGTGACTGATATTGTACCAAATTCAGCATTCGTATTGAAAGAATGTGGTATTACAAGACCATCTGGTAGAAAAAAAGGATTTTCAAATTATTCAAGACAACTTCTATTATCACAAAAAGAAAAACTATGTACAAATGAAAAAATAATTGAATTTTTTGAGGATAATGTCAGAGAAGATTTAATTTGGTTGAAAATTAAGGATATTACAAAAGGAGAAACAGAGGTATTTGATGTATCTCTTCCAGACATTGAAGGAGATAAATGGGCACACTCAGTTCTTTATAATAATTTCTTAGGACATCAAACTCCAAAAGGTATGAATCATTTCTACCGAATGTGGCATGATGCCGAGAGAGGTAAAAACTCATTTGTAGCAACAGAGGTTCATTGGTCTGAAGTACCTGGTAGGGATGAGGAATGGAAGACCCAGACAATTGCAAATACCAGTGAAGAACAGTTTAGGGCAGAGCACCTTTGTGAGTTTTTAGGGTCGGTAGGAACTCTAATTAATCCAAGCAAACTAAAAATATTAGTCTATGATGATCCGATTAAGAAAAGTAAAGGTCTTGATGTTTATGAAAATCCAATAGAAGATCACAGTTATTTAATTACGGTTGATGTTGCTCGTGGAATGGGTAATGATTATTCGGCATTTGTTGTTTTCGATATTACGGAGTTTCCCTATAGAGTTGTTGCAAAATATAAAAATAATGAGATTAGACCAATGTTATTTCCAAGTATCATTAATGAGGTTGCAAAAGGTTATGATAATGCCTGGTTGCTTATAGAGGTTAATGATATTGGAGATCAGGTTGCCAATATTCTTCACTATGATTTGGAATATGATAATATCCTAATGTGTTCTATGCGAGGTAGGGCAGGGCAATTAGTGGGGTCTGGATTTAGTGGTAAAAAATCTCAACTTGGGGTTAGAACAACGGCTGCGGTTAAAAAATTAGGGTGTTCAAACTTAAAATTACTTATTGAAGATGATAAGTTATTTGTGAGTGACTATGATATTATTAGTGAACTTACTACATTTGCACAGAAACATAATTCATTTGAAGCAGAAGAAGGATGTAATGATGACTTAGTTATGTGTTTAGTTATTTTTGCCTGGATAGTTGCTCAGGATTATTTCAAGGAGATGACAAATAATGATATTCGGAAAAGAATCTATGAAGAGCAAAAAAATCAAATAGATCAAGATATGTCACCATTCGGATTTATTTCAGACGGATTGGAAGATATGGAAGTATTTGTAGAGCAAGAAACTGGAGACAGATGGATGTTTGCCACTTCAGAAAATGGAATACAAACACAAGAAATTTGGAATGTTGATGAATATGGTGATGTGGCGAGTGAGTGGGATTATAGATAATTATATTGAAGGCGAGGAAATTATAAATACTTTTAGAATAATTCGGGATAATACGGAGAATAAAGATGCCGCTAAATTTAGCATCTCCTGG